GTTACTAGCCAACCAGATAAATGATTTGGTTAATATAAGTACAGCTAACAAGCAACAGAATACGGCTTTGGCAGGACAGGCTAACCAGCTAGCTATGAATGCTCAGAATAACCAAACTAGCCAGGCTAATACTGCTGCTAATAACCAAGCTAGTATAGCTAATACTCGAGCAACTTTAGCTAATAATCTACAGATATCAGCCAATAATGCCACTAATCAATTGGCTATGAACACAGCGGATAATGCTACTAAAACGCAAATAGCTCAGGCTAATATTGCAGGGCAACAGCAGCTTAATGCGGCTAATAATCAAGGAGCTTTAGCAAGAGCGCAATTAACTGCGGCTAACCAGACTCAGAACACACAGCTTCAAATAGCGGCAGCAGCTACGCAGCAGGCTAAGCATGACCAAGCAGTAGCGGCACAGGCAGCCGCTCATGATGCTATTACTCAGGCTATTAGTACTAGTACTAATAGGAATAACCTAAACCTGCAGTACTTAAAAAATCAAGGAGTAAATCAAGCTAGTAATCAGACTCTACTCCTGAACTTAGGTAATAAGGCGGTTGCTAACCAGTTTAATTACCTACAGGGATTTGATACTGGGCCTAGGTCAATCTCAGGTATAGTAGGAAATATGGGTTTATATATGGATAGATATGGTAATCTATCTACAGGTGCACCCGGATTCAATACTAATAATAATAATAACGGGCTACCATACTAATAATAGGAGATAATATCTTATGGCTAATTTAGATTTAGCAGAGCTATTGAAAGAGCAAGATAGGCAGAGGCTGCTGCAAGCTAGTACGGAAGACCTATTATCTTCTGCAAGGCAAGCGGAAGCTATGGCTACAGGGAATTCTCTTAAGAAGTCCTTATTAAATGGAGACATAAGTAGTTTAGAAAGGAGGTCTACAGGCTCCTTAATAAAGACTAGTGCCTCTCTTAGAGGGGATAAGATAGATAGTGCTACCCCTACTGACCCCGCTGATGCCTTAAAGGGGTATCAGGAGGTAGTAGACCAATACAAAGCTATGAAAACATTTGTTAAGCCTGGCGACTCTTATGAGGCTATAAAAAGAAAAGCAGCCATGTATGTAGACCCTAAAACAGGTAAGCCTTTAATAGGGGATATTAACCCTTTGGTAGCAGAGTTAGCAGCCGCTAAAGATAAGCCTCTTACAGGAGGGGATAAGATTCTACATACTCCTGCTAAGCCTGAACCTGTAAGTAAACCTGTACAAGAACAGCAGAAGCTTATAGATGAACACCTAAAGGCTAATCCTATTGAAGGGCTACCCTCTATATCTGATGCTACGGCTAAAGCCTTCAAAGCTAAAGCCAGTGAAAAGAATAGTATCCTAGCAGGGCTAACTATTAGTGATGTAGATGTACATATGAAGTCTAGTATATCAGGGCAAACTATTTACACTATTAAACCTGAAGCTGCCAAGAGATTGGGACTAAATCCTAATACTGCCTTTAACCTACCAGGCGATACTCCTACAGAAGCCACTACCCCTTCGGCGTTTAATCTCTCTTCAATAAATAAAGAAGGTAAGGGGACTTATGTAGAGCAGGCTAAATATATCTTAGATGTAACTCAGAAAGCTAGAGAAGCGGCTATCACTGCAGGTAAAAATGAGGCTTCTTATAAAGCATTAGAAGAGCAGATTAACTTAACTAAGTCATTAGTATATAGAGGAGATGACCAAGCTAAGAAAGACTTACCTAGGTTAGAGAATCAATTAGAGGCTATGAATAGGCATATTGAGGTTTCTGCTAACAAAGCTATTGCTAATAACCCTGCATTAGGGGGCTTAAAGGTAGACCTACAGGCTACTAGGGAACGAGAGAAGGTAGATGCTACGAAGAAGGCAGCTACAGCACCTGAGAACCCAAAAGAGGTAGCTACTTTACAGCAAGCTACAGGACTTAGCCAAGCCGATTCGTATTCCTTATATAATGGAAAATCCGATAGGATTAGGCAAGGTGAAGTCCAGATGTTTACTAGGGATGTGACTGTTAGAAATGGACAATTGCCTAGTCCTGCCGTACCTAAAGGAAGCACTTACATGCACTTAAACCTTAAAGCTTGGGTTAAGCAGGCATCTGAGGGAAGTAGACAAGACCCTAGTGTAGTTGCTAATGCTCAAGAAGAAGCTGATATTATTAATTCAGCCTATACTCGTGCGTTAGATAAATCTGTACAAGAGAAGCTAACAGTGCAAGGGGAGGGACAAAAACCTAGAGAACCTTTTAGCCTACAAACAGAATATATAAATGCAGCGCAAAAAGGTTTAATCTTTCATGGCTTACGCCAAGCACTCCCTGACAAGTACAAGGCTATTTTAGCTGACCCTGATAATGCGGAAGCTAACTTTAAGGCTTTGGGATTATCTGTAGAAGAAGCAAGAAGTGCTTTACAGCAAGCATGGGCAGATATGCCTATTAGTAACTTAACTAGGTCTATGGGCATATCAGATGCTACTATGAAAGCACAAGCGAAGCAACAAATAGACAGATTATTACCTACTAGCTGGTTAGAAACCTTACAACGCATTGGTAACTGGTCACCTACTAACTAAATAAAAGGAGCAGTAAATGGCAATTCCTAATGAGGATACGCTGTATAATGGAATACAGTTAGATAACCAATATGAACAGTCTAAGCATAATTTTCTAGTAGATGCCTTGCCGGGAAATAATATGCTAGGAGCAGTAGGGGCAGTAGTAGCAGATATTGGAGCCAGCTTTTATAATCTAGCTGCCCTTACTCCTGCTTTTGATGCTATCTCAGAAAAAGACCTAGTTAAATCGCTAGGTGATATGGGCTTAGAAAGTGCTGCTAAGTATTATACTAACCATCCTCAGGCTACTCAGCTTATTGGTATGCTAGGAGGCGGTTGGAAGTTAGGAGCAGTTGGGGCTAGGGCTGTGGCTAAAATGCTAGGTAGAGGAGAAGTATTAGCTACCGATTCAGGGGACGTGCTAGCTAAGACTATGGCTAGAAAAGAGAAAATGAAAGAAGTAGCCAAAGTAGCGGGGGAATCTAGTGAAGCCTATAAGGAAGCACTTAGCACCTATAAAAAGAGCCAGTATACAGACTCAGCTATATTAGGGGCAGGTAACGTACTTGCTAGTGACCTCGTTATGAGTCAATCTTTTGCCTTGCAAGATACTACTATGGGCGACCTAGCTTTAGGTATGGCAGTAGGCGGGACTTTAAGTGTAGGCTTTACAGGTATCTCTAGGGCACTGCAAGCTAATAAAGGAGCCACCTCAGAGATTGCTGCATTAGAGCATAAGGTAGTTAGTGACTTACATAACTATGTGCCTTTTAATGTTAGGGGTACCTTGGGAGAGGCTACTAATCTGGCTGCACAGCGGGCTAATAATGCAGAATATATTAAAGGGTTAGATGATACTAGACTGCAAGATTGGGGCAAACAGATGGATAGGGCTGCCGAAGCTAGGCAGTTGGAACTTATAGATGCATCTACTCATGCAGATCTAAAGGTTAAACAAGGCGCCGCTCCTAAAGGGGAGTATAACTATGAGAGAGATTTAGCTAGGCATATTAAAGATAAGGTAGGTAAGGCACCAGAACTAGCTGGAGCACAACACATTAATCCCTTTAATCCTGATTATCATCTATCTAGTTTTCCTAGGGGCAGTGTCTTAGAAGACCAAGCTACACGTGCCGGTATTAAGAGTACTTTCAAAGCTGTAATGGCTATTAGGCAGGAACAAGTGACTGGATGGGATAAAGGCTCTGTAGCTCGAGTATCTAAGCAACTAGGTACTACCTCTACAGCTGTAAGCATGTTACATGATACCATGAATACTAGCCTGATAGATGCTAGAACGGGTATGCTGCATGGCTTGGATGAAGCCTCTAGTATTGCTACCTCTTTGGATGCTAAGATAAATAAAGTAGTACCTGTGAAGAATACAGATACTAATGTAATAGCCGCCCAAGTACAGCATAATAATTTTGATGCTATTGGCAGGGCTAGGCAAGCTATCAAGGGTTCTATAGGTAGAGATATACCTAACGTAGAAGCTTTGCAAGGTAAGACCTTTACAGAGTTATTGCATTATAAGGCTGGAATACATAACTCCAAATGGTCACCTAAAGCCCCTGTATCCATAGCCGAGTTTAATAAATACTTTAAGAAAAGGATAAGAACTGAGGCTAGTGCTATGCGTGCGGCAGGTATGAGTTCTATGGAAATATCTTTGCGTATGCATGCAGACCCTTTGATTATTGAGGAGTTAGGCTTAAAGAGTGCTGGAGCAAAACTATCTGGAGAGATTATAAAACCCTTTAGTGCAGAGGCTATTAAACCCTATAGAGCCTTAGCCGCTATTAAGGGAGACGCCTTCTTAGGGCAGGATACAATTTCTAAGGCAGCTGCTTTAGATGCAGCAACGGTACGAAACTTGAATAACGATATTTTAGCCCAACACGCCGCTGGAACTGAATCACGGTTATTGAAGGATTCTCTTGAGATAAATAAGAGTGGTTTGTCCGAAGGAATAAGGCAAGGTATTGCACACTTAAATCCGGCTTTATATACCGATAATGTGCATGTTTCAGCGGATATGGCGTTACGCCACCAAGGGGAAATTACAGAGCCTTTGATCGCTTTTGGCGGCTATATGAAGAAAAAGGCACAGGAAAATATCCATGAGATTACACATAGCGGTAATGTACTTTTGGCTAAAATCCAGACTGATGATGTAGAAAGGGTAATCTGGAATAAGACAGAAGCAGCTTTACGGAGTACCAAAACGCTAGACGGGGAAGCTATCACTGTAGTAGATAAAGAGTTGGTTAAGATAGGTAAGGAAGGTGAGGCTGTTCCTATTACAGATAGTGCAGGGAAAGGGTTAGGGGTATTACCTGATAATGTAGCCGCTTATTGGGAAGACTTTGAGAAGACTGTTAGCATGGAAACTAGAGAACTTATCAACTTTCATAGAGGCGTTAATGGTATTGGTGAAGTAGCCAATAAAGGCATAGTCTTACCTCCTAAGAATCTTACTAAAGCCCATATTGCTTACTCTGTGAATGAGAAAACAAGTGAAACTAGCTTTTTATCGGCTGATACCTATAAGGGTTTAGAAGCTCTTATGCAAGAAGCTAAGATTAAATATCCAGATCGTACTATTATCACAGCACAGAATGATATTAAAGCGTTTAACCTAATACATGACCATGCAGCTATTGGTACTAGGACGGTAGCAGACTTTAATAAGGCTAAGACAGGCGCACAGTTTGAAGCGGTTAGTGCTGGACAGCAACAAATGGAATCCTTCATTACGGCTAATAACCAACACTTGATGAGGCTAAATAGCCAAGCTGTTCGACAAATGAATACAGAAACAATAGGGATGCTTAGACAACTGCATGAATTACAAGGGGCTAAGTCTACTCTATATGATGATTTAGAAAAGACTGCCTTTGGTGGCAATATGTTAGCTAGACATGATAGACTGACAGCGGCTAATGATGCCTTTACAGGTGGACTGAACTTTGCATTAGATAAGCTAGATACTATAGCAGGACCTACACTAGGTAAAATCTGGGATAAGGGCAGGACGGCTATAGGTAAGAAAGCTAATAGTACAGCTGAGGTAGACCAAGCTAAGCGTGTGATGCAAGAGTTTAAGGATAAAGGATTAGATGCAGAGTTACCTTGGCATAGTTTGAATCAAGCTTTGGCAGAAACGGATGCTTATAAGGCATTGGGTAATAAAGCACAAGATGCGGTAGCTACGAATAGTTTCTTAACCTCTGCTCTGGCTTTACGCTTTATGGAATTATCTCATCCATTAGTAACAGCTTTGTCTATCCCTATTACTACCATGCCTGAAGCTATGATGAAGGCAGGTAACTATGCTGGTATGAAGCATATGATGGAAGGGGTGCGTAGAGCCTATTCCCCTAGCTTTAGGCAGCATATGGCTGTCTTAGAGGATAGAGGTATTGTTAATGCACAGGTTAGTGAGACTACAGACTTCATTGCTAATAACTTAGCTGCTCCGTCTATTACTACTACTATTGAGCATAATAAAGTGTTTCATATTTTATCTAAGCCTAGTGATTGGGCAGAGAAAAATGCTAGACGAGTAGCAGCCGCTACCGCTAGTAGCCTATATGATGCACAACATGGTGCAGGGCAGTGGTTATCCCCTGAAGGATTAGCTTTCGTGGATGTATTCACTAAACGTACTATGGGGAACTATACTACTCATATGCGTCCGGCTATGTTCCAAGGTACAGGTGGAGCTGCTATTGGCTTATTTCAGACTTACATCTGGACATTAGGGCAAATGCTTTATAGAGGTATAGAAGGAGGGCATAAAGGAGCTTTACTAGCATCTATGGGTGTACAGGGTAGTATTTTTGGTCTAAGGTCTCTTCCCGGCTACGATATTACTAACCATTATATAGGTAAGCATTATGGTAATACGGACAATGCAGATATTACTTCTAGCATATACGAGAATGTAGACAGTAAGAGTGAAGCTGAGATGTTACTATATGGCGCACCTAGTGCTTTATTACATACTGCTCTGTGGACTAGGGGCGTGCTAAGCCCTAGAAGTCCAATATCTTTGCAGGGTGATGGTAGTGCTAGTTTAGCATTGGCAGGAACGGCTCCTATTACTAATGCCTTGGGTATGGTACAGAATACATTAAATAGAGTAGCCAATGGAGCCAATTTGTCTGATAGCTTCTTAGCAGCTGTGCAATTACAGACGTTAAGTCGTCCTTTTGCTAGGATGGCAGATGTGGCTCAGGGTAATTCTATTGATAGAAAGTTTGCTACTGTTGACCCTAATACAGGGCTAGGAGAAGCTACTGGATGGGCTACTTTTTCTAGGGCTTTGAGTAGTCGTCCCTTGCAGGAACAGATAAATAGAGACTTAGGTTATCAGACTAGCTTCTATAATACGGCTAATAGCCATGCTAGGCAGGAACTAATGAGAAGTGTTAGACTTAACGTGCAAAGCGGAAACCCTTCTCCTCTAGGGGATGCTTTTAGAAAGTATATTGCTATGGGAGGAAGTAGGTCAGGGTTTAGGGCAGCCATGAATAAGATTTACCTAGAGAGTGATGAAGGAACTAAAGCATCCTTAGACATGACTAGATTAAAGATGGCTATTGATTCCTTACCTAATTAGGAGATAAAAAAGAAGGGAGCCTTTATTAGAGGCTCCCTTTGGTTTAGTTACTTATTTATTTAGTGAGGTATAGAAGAGCAGGCAACAAATAGCATGTGCTGCATGAGGTAGTCCAGACTCAGGGTCTATTTCTTCTCCGTTAGCCATAGCTATAATATGTCTCATAGCAGCTTTTTTATACCTTTCCTGTGATACCTTTCGCCAGTTATCTCTAGCATACTTATCGGCACCAAATTGCAATACCTGTACTACAGGCTCCATAGCTTCCCAAGGGATTAACGTATAATCTAGTTTATCCTCATCAAACTTCATGCCTTCTGGCTCCTTCTCTTCTTTTATTGGGTCATAGCCCATGTTTACCCTAATCATTCTATAAGCCTCCTAGCATATTTTCTTCTTCTGTTAAGAAGTCTCTTAATATAAGAGAATCATCTACTTCTCTCGCCTTCTTAATTACGGGTAAGAACTTAGACTGTCCGTCTATACTAACCGTTTGTACTTTATCTAGTGCCTGTAATCCCCTTAAAATAGCCACCAACTCATTCTGGCTACTCAAATCTTGTGCTACTATTTTCCACAAGTCTAATAAGGTTAAAGGCTTTTTAGTCCTATGTAAAGCTTCCATTAAAGCGTTTCCTACTTCAGAGAACTTACCCTTACCAAACTCTCCTAAAGCCTGCGGCATCTGATGCTCAGCACAAATTAACATAGTATTAGCCGCCCTTACATCAGATGCCGAGACTGTGGGATGAATAGCTTTAGGGTCTCTTAATAGCGTTACAAGTATCACTAATTTAAGTAGGTGGTCATGCCGTCTAGTTTCATACGCCACAAATCTAGGGTCAGGTAAGTGGATGTTTAGTTGGTATATAGCATCTAATACTTCTCTAGCTGGCAAGGATATATCTAAAGGAATGCTATGCCTAGCTAGTAAAATACTTAAGGTATGTACTACTTTATCCAAAGCGGCTAAGTTAGGCGGCTCAGGAAAGCTTATTCGTTTACCTGTAGTCTCTCCGTAAATTAACATAATCTTAGACATAAACCCTTGCCCTAGTATCTCTGGTGGAAAGGTCATACCTACTCCTGTTGGAGTAGTAACACTTAGTAGGTTTACCACAGGGTGTTCAATTTTTGTAGATGTTCCTGCCTTTAGTCTGTATTCATAAGAATCTTTTACCTCCCACAGTCTCCCTAGTAGGGACACAAAGTCTAAATTATTCGTACCTAGAAAGTCTTGTAAATCTTCTGATACAATAAAAGTCTCTGCATCATGTGTGGCTGTATCCATAACCATTAGGTCATCTAAGGAAGCTAAGCCTTCTATGATATGGTTTTTATCCATTAAATCTAGTAAGAACTTATCCTTAGTGGTCTTATCAGCGGCTATGTGCATATACCCTGCGGTAGTTAAAGCTTTAGTAGCCAAACTCATAGCAGAGGATTTACGTGTTCCACTGGCTCCGACTAGCATAGTATACATAGAAGGATAGATAGTGTAATGCCCTAGCGGAATATGACACCGCCTACCTAAAGCCGCAGCTATCGTGGATAGAATACTCCATCTGTGGAATATCATAGGGCTTTCTGTTTCCCCTATATATTCAAAGTAATTAGCAAAAAAGTCCCTTGCCATCTCGTACTCCTTCTCATTAGTGGCACTCCTTCCAACAAGAGCCTAGATTTCCATCAGTAGGGATGCGCATGTCATGATTAGGTGAGAACTTAAAAGGTACGGCTATGTCCATGATATTGTTTAATTTATCTTTATATTCTTGGGCTTTACTGTCTATGGCTTGATAAACGATACTATCATGTACTTGGCAAATTAGCATAAACTCTCCATTAGAGGGTACTTGTAATTGCCAGAAGGCTTTGATTAGTGCTTTGTTGATGACGGATACACTAAGGTTCTGGGGCGCATGTGCGATAGCTCCTCGTAAAGTATTGTTATTATAAGGATCACCAAAGAAACGCCTAGTCCATCCCATAGGAGATACTAATTTACCCGTAGTGATTAGCTGCATCTTAGTTTCATCATACCAAGAAGGCAATCTATCATACGTTTTTCTGTATAAAGAGAGTAGGTAAGCTGCAAAGGTGATTAAATCTTCTGACGTTCTACGGTCTAGGAAACGCTGTGCATCCCTTAGCATAGTTACACCGAAGTCCTTTCGTACAGAGTCAATGAATGTATTAGCCCCCATACAATAGTTAGAGCCATGAATAATCTTTTTTACTAACTGCCGGATAGGCTTAGCTTTATCCATAGGAAGTCCGAAGAATAGGTTAGCACAGATTAAATAGAAGTCATCTTCTGATTCTAGTGCAGCAATAAGCTTAGGTTCCTTAGCGATATAGCCTACACACCTAGCTTCGGACTGGCTCTTGTCACTTTCTCCTAAAGTGTAGCCTGTATCAGGAATAAGTGCACTTTTCATATAGCTAGGGATATTCTGAATCTGTGAGCCATAGCTTTCAGTATTCTTGTTTCCCCAGCCAAAGTTAGACTTAGAGCAAGATAGCCTACCTGTTTCTGTACCATCAATGCGGTAAGAATAGAGAAGACGGTTGTGATAGAGCGGAGCAGAATAGTAGGTACTAATAGCTTTACGGGTTTTTCTAAGGTGTGTAATAGTGTCTACGAATTTGCCTATTAAAGGGTGCTGCTCAGCTAGGGCAGCTAATGTGGTAGCATCTGTCCCTTTTACTATGTGCTTTACCTTTACAGGTCTAGCTTTCAATACATCATAGAAGAGAGACTTAATCTGCTTAGGAGAGGAATAATTTACCTCTTCACCTCCACACATAGTATGGAACTCTTTTGTAGCCCTGTCTAGCTCTTCTTCTGCATCTAGTTTTAACTTAGTTAGCTGTGCTGCATCGGCTTTGATACCGTGCATAGCAAAGTATAAAACTACTGTAGTTAGGGGGAATAACTGAGAGTAGTTAGTCCAAGCGTATTCTGGTAGTTGCTCCATCATTAGTTCCGCTGTGACTAAGGTATTATAGCAATCTAATGCACAATACTTAGCTCTATTCACGTCTACTAGCTGTTTCCAATAACGAGCAATAGGATTATAGAAAGCGGATACAAACGCCAGTGATTTAGGCAACTCTGAATAGGCGGAGTAAAATAGGTATTCTGTATCTAGGATATAGTTCTGCACGGGGCATTGATACCTAGCGAAGAATTGGTTATCATAGGTACCATTGTGCATTACCTTAACAGGCTTAGTTAGGTTAGCTTTCCTTACAAATGTAAAGGATTCTTCTGAAGCTTCTAGTCCTAAGTATACGATATAGCTTACGATCTCCCCTGACGGTTTCTTACCGCAATAACCTACCATATCCATTGTGATGTGATTGACTGTTTCAATATCTACGGCAATTAGGGTACATTGAGATAACTGCTCTAAGCAGTCTAGGTAGTTAGAAGGAGTTACCTTGACGTACTCTTCCCCTTCAGGTAAAGGTGTAATACTATGTGGTGTAAGGAACTTTGTAAGATGCTGGTTCATTACGAAATTGCCCCAAGGTTTAGTGTGTAAATAATGTAGGGGTAGGATAAACATAGTAGGAATAGTGAAGCCTTCCTTCCAGCTCATTACACTACCAGCCCACATCTCAGGGTCTACTTTAGAGGCTCTAGTTAGTTCAGTATTGACTACTTTACCCATTGCTTCTGTGTCAGCAATTAAAATATAATTAGCTTTATGAGTTTCTGCTCGCATATTTATAGCACTAGGAGATTTATTAGTCGTAGAGATTACACGGTTAATACCTAGAGCCCCTAATTGCTGTCTAAGGATGCCTAAGTAGTTAGCATCCCTTGAAGAGTGTACTACTAGAGCTGTTTTCATCCTAGTTCCTCCAAGGTTTTAGGTACTTTAATATCAGAGGCTTTCATGCTATGTAGTATAAATAGATGCTCTTCTAAGCAAGTTTCACATACTCTAGCTGTGTTAGCATATACCATCCCTTTTTTACGTTTACCACAAAAATCACAGGTTACTTTTAGAGTAAATACGGCTTTAGTTGCAGCTGTCATCTGCTACCTCCTTTAGGCTATTCATGAGTATGTCTATTCTATCTTTTCTTTGCTGAGTTTTATGCTGCTGGTCTACGAAACAAACTACCTCAAAGTGACAATCCTTTAATAAGGCTTTGGCTAACTTAGGGTAATCTAATACACAAGCATCCATGATTACGTTCTCTGTCATATCGCCTGAATATAAAGTATGCTCATGAATAAAATGAGCTAGGTCTGGGTGCTGGGCTACTACGTCCGACAAGTATATTTTACGTTCTCCGTAGTCTGCTTCGGCTGGTCTGTTAATATGTACTAATAAATCTTTAGGCTTTTCCATAAGTTACTGCCTCCAAACAAAATTAGGTAATGCGGTTTTTTCTTTAGTAATTAGGTTTAATAGATACCCTTTACTAGGGGTACCTAATTCCCATAGGTATAAATAAGCTGCTTTTCTAGTCTTAAACGATTTCTCTCCGCTCTCACAGACTAGCTTATAGGTAAACTTACTCATAAAGTAAACCCTAAATAGACACTGTAGCCTGCTAATAGGTATACCAGTATGATAAAAGAATATATGATATAATTAGGCAAAATAAATAACTCCTAGTATAAAGGTAACTAGCTCAATGCTAAGTAGCATAGCTAACCAATCTAGGTCAGTGATAAACTTAAACATGGGTATATATATACCTCCTCCTTGTGTAATAGTATTAAGGCAGAAGCCTCCCAGCCTATGTAAGCACTGAGAAACTTCTGAGTTTAATGCTACTACGCCTGTGCTTGGCGAGAAGTATTCATAAAGCTAGCACTATCTCCTGTTACTTTATTAACAGTAGTTTTAGTCTTAACTGTACAAGAGATGTCCATGTTTTCTAATGCACGGATAGAATCTCCTAAAGAAGTACCTTCTACTTCACCAAATACGTTAGTCAAATAACGCTTAAAGTAAGGCAAGCCTTGTGCTGTAAGATTAAAGCTCTCACTCTGTAAGCTTCCTGCATCTACTGCAGATTTTGTAGAATCAGCTAACTCTACAGTTTCTACTACAGAATAGGTAACAAGTACACGAACACCTGCTGGACGGTCGCCCTTAGCTTCATACTCTTTAGGCTCTGCTTTCACAATATGCAGGATATATTCTCCATTTGGCAAGTCTACAAACTCTGGTGCAGTTTCTACGTTGTCCAAGGTTTCTTCTAGTAAGTTGTCTAATACGCTCATTGTGGTTTCCTTTTTCCTTTTCTTTGCTTTTCTAGCTTTAGTATTATAAGACTACTGTCTTATACTGGTTTATAAGCAGAGCCAGCGTGCTATTTTTCAGTTAAACTTCATATTCTCCGCTTGCTATTACCAAACAAGCATCTGCTACGGCTTCTTCATAGGTATCCCATTCCAACCCCTCACCAGCTACATCTTGAAAGCTCCATGTATTGTAACGAGATGGAGTTATATAGATCATATACATAGGAAACTTCTTCACTACAGCTAGACAATCCGTAGGGTTATTGAACAGATTGAACAAGCGTGTTGTGTTTCCATGTACTTTAATACTTACCGCACCGCTTGCTAGACCGTCATGCTTAATAAACTCATATCCAAGTAGTGTTGCTGCAGCAATGTTAGCTTCTTGCTTTTGTTCACTGTTCATTATCTACTCTCCAGATTTATTCTTCATGAATGTTTCTTTGATAGCACATAAAATCGGCAAGCTTATATGCTGTTTTCACTATCTCATCTGGTCTACTAAAACTAAGTCCTTTACTATAAGGGTCTGTACAAATTCCCTGAAGAGCAGCTTTAGCAAATTCATCCCGCATGGTCATATTCTTATCATCACTCATACTAACATCCTTTGTGTTGTATTAAACTTCATACTGGTTTATAAGCAGAGCCAGCGTGCTTGTGGTTATTTTCTTTGTAATGTTAGCTTCTTGCTTTTGTTCACTAGTCATAATCTGCTATCCATTTAGGCAGGTCACATGGTTCAGCATGTTTATATAGACTTCCATTTTCTAATAAAAAAGGAAAGTTATAATTAGGGTTATACCCTACAATCCAACCTTTTGTGAATCTTTCCTCATTATACTCGTCACTGTAGTCCCATGCCTTTCCCCACGTTACTTCAGTAGGTATCCATTTTCGTTCTGGTGGTGTGCCTTGGTCTACAGTAATGCTCCCATTAGCAAAGTATAGGCAAGAGGATTTCTCAGCCTTAAATAGAGTGCCCTGACTAGTGAAATAAATATTTCCCACAGGAAATGAAACTTTTAATGGGAAACGCCCTTCACAGTTAATACTACCAATAATACCCTCACCATACATAGGGTGCTTAACTCTGTCACCAACCTTACCAACTTTAGTAAAATCAATCATCTTAGCCTCCTCCTCTTTACTACTTAAATAGGTCTATCATACTAGGCTCTTTGGTATCTTCTAGTTTAACTCCTAGCCTATCTCCTGCGATTACGTTTAACTTATAGGTAGGAGAGCTTCCTACTTTGAACCGTTTAGCTTCTACTGAGAGATAAACTACCGTTGAGAAGTACTTAGCTACCTTTAGGCTAAAGTTCCGTGTACCACATAAGGGGATTACGGTTTCCTTTTTAGTATCTTCTGCCTCATTGGTAGTCACATGTGTAATAGCTATCAAGTTAGTCTTGGCTTGCTGTATTAAACCTAGTAGGTCTGCTAATAGCCTACCCTGTTCAGCATATTTAGCGAAGGCATTAGAAGACCCCGCTGTGGAGCGGTCACCTACTTCAAAGGCACTATCTCCTACTTGCGATAAGCTATCAATTACAATACAATCACTAGCCGTTAGTGTGTGGATAGCAGGCATTAAAGAATTAGCCTCAGGTTTAGATTTACAACTAGTGCATCCTACCTTACCATGAGCATGGCAGATTAAAGAGTCCTTCTTAGACGACATAACTTTTAGCAGTGTCTCGATAGCTATAGGGTTTTCCTTAGTGTCTGGGATAGAGAATAGAGTAACCTTTTCCATCTCAGCCTCAGTCAAGCCCAAGGCAGGATTAAGTAGTGTTGCCGCTCCGTTCTCTAAGTCAAACCAATAGATATTTTTAATACTCTCTACTTTAGCTACGGAACCTGCTAGTAGGGTCTTACCTGCTTTTGGCTGTGCATATAATAAGACACGTTTAAGGTCTAAGTTACCTAATGCTTGTTTTCTTAACTTTGCTAACTCTGCTAGTGTTGTCATTGTTTACCCCACTTCTCCTGTTAATTCTAATGCTTGTTGTATTAGTTCTTCTAAGTCCCAATAAAATTGGTAGTCTTTAGGTTCAGCTACTATGTTACTTGATCGTTTATTCGTTAGGTTACAGATACCATAGAACTGACAAGGTCTGTTCCAAGCTAAGCAGCTACTGCCTCGTTTAGGGAACATTTCCAAATCTAAGCTATTCTGGATACTTTCCACTTCCATCTTTAGCCCTATCAACCACTCTAATCTATCCACTAGGTTCTTAGTAAAATAGAAGTCATGAATTGTAGGTCTGTATTGTAGCTCTTTGGTTCTATGAACCTGTGCTACTCTATATTGAATAGCAAAGGTTTCTTGAGGTTTACCTAAAATAGTATCTAGTACTAAAGCATAGGCTAGTCCTTGAGCCGAGTTCTTAAAGTTTACCTCTAAGGTCTGCTCTTGTAAAGAGCTTGTTTTAAGTTCTAATGGACGATACCTACCCGTACTAGGGGAATATAGCACTGCATCTAAATAGCCTACATACACCATATTCTCTGTGAGTCTAATACAAAAGGATAACTCTGTAGTAGGCTGATTATTAAAGTAGGCTAATTCCCAATCTAAGGGGTCATCCTCATTCTCAGGCTTCATAGGCGTGTCAATCAAGGCTTGCACTATTACCTGTGCCTTAGCCATGGTTCTTACATTATCCTCTAAAGGTGGATAGTAGTTTAACCATGTTTCAAACCTAGTCTGTTCCTCTCCTTTCCCCATTAGATGGGCTGCATATCCATGCCCTACTGCTGAGCCTTGGGATAAAGCTGGGCTAGTATCTCTAGGAGCATCTACTGGATGTACCTTATACAGCTCGAACTTACGAGGGCAAGAATGATACAGTTCTAGGCTGGAGTAAGATAAGACTAAATCCTTTGAAGGGTCTATGGTTACTCCGCCCTTAAAAGTCATCTTCTTCTTCCAAGTTAGCTTTAATAGCTGCGGCTGTAATAGGTGTTTTGAAGATGCTATCTAGAGTTACAGCGGCTTTAGTCTTTCTAGGCTTGCTGGCTCGTTTCTTAGGTTTACTGGCTGCTAATATTTCCTCGGTACAGCGAGTACGTTCTGCGGATACTAACAAGCCTATGTCCTCAGGTAAGAGCATATCTACTAGGTGCGGGGCTTTCTGTAATTGGTCTTGTAATACTAGCAAGTGTGTCTCTACTTGCTCCATATCGGATGTGTCTAATGCGGCTTTTAGTCTGTTTAAGTTAGTTTCTAGCATGATTAAAAATCCTCTGCTGGTGTGATGTCTAATACTGGTAAGCTCTCTGATACAATGGTTATTCTAAGTAAAGCTAAGTGTGGTTTTTCATCCTTATCCTCTTTGATGTAAGGTAAGGTCTTAAACGCTAGCCTAGTGCTTTCTTCTTCGGGAAGAACTAGCTTATCTCGGCTGCGCTTGTTTGATAGCCTAGCCTTTACCTTGGGGATATCATCTTTAGCAAGAGTAAGTATTATGCTTTTGTGTACCTCCAAGTAGTCTAAGATTTCGGTGGTAGTCATTGGGGTGCCTCCTTTAATTGGGCGGGTTGCATCATTATATAAAAAGTTTGATTTTTCGCAATATATTATTTTTGTGATTTTTTCTCTGCTCTAATCAAATCTATACGTTCTTGTAGCGTTAATGGATTAGTCTGTGAACTAAACATCTTTTTTGGTAAGCCTTCATGCTCTATTTCTAAGATAATCTCGTCTACTGTTCTATCCGTAGCCTTATGGTTTACTAGGTCATAGCAATACTGCTTAAATCTACGTCTATCATAGTTGTAATTTAACACCTGAGAAGTGGATAGGTTTTCCTCTACGGGAAGGAAATCCCTTGTAAGTAGATTAGATACCTTAGTCGTAGCTACCATTTCCGCTTTCTCTGTGCTAGTATACATGCCATATATTCTATCTTTTACCTTAGTATTGGGCTTATTATAGGCATAGAAAGCATACTGTAGTAGAACTTTTATTCTAGATCTAGTAGCCCTCGTATTATTCATGACTTGCCTACTCTATTTACTTCATTTATCAAATACTGGGCAAAGGCATCTAGCTCTGCTTGTGTGATTAGCGTGAACACAGGTGCTACTTGAGTATGAATCAGTCTAGATATAGCCGCTTGTGTATAGTAGGCTCGACTTACCTCTGTCTCTAGGTGCCTGATTACTGCATTACAGGCTAAGAATAAGGGACGATTTACTTTCCTATTTACATAGGCGTGAGCCTCTAAGGTTTGAAGTAGTTGCTCTCTAGTTAGTTTTTTCATAGCTTAGTTCTCCCTATTGAATGTAATAGTAGGTAAGTCTATACCCTTAGTCCTAGCGTTATCCTCTTTCTCTAGTAATTTTCTATTAAAGCCTTGGATTTTAGCTTCTAGGCTGTCTCCACTAATACGCTGTCTCATGCACATTTTAGTTAGTGGTTCTTGCCTAGAGATTATAATGCACTGCTCTTTAGCACGGGTAATTGCGGTATAGAGCCACTCCCTATTTACTAGAGTATGACTAGAATGTAATACCATGTAAACCTTACGCCATTCACAGCCTTGTGCCTTATGACATGTTAAAGCATAACCAAAGGATAGGGCATTGACTTCTCCTACTGATGAAACTGTAGTCTCTGTGCCATCATCTAGCTGGATAGTGATAGTGTGACTAGCGGCTAGGATTTTCTGTTCTGCCTCACTACTACCTAGTGCGTTAATGTCTAACGAATCATAGTTTATCTCTATTTCTTGATTAGCCTCCCCTAGGTCAAAGTCATCGTCTGCTTCTGCTTCTGAGGAGTCTATAACCCCAAAGCGATTTAAGTGTATGCTACTATCTTGTGGAGTTCTACCATAGTATGCTCCATTTAGACCAATACTAGAGATAACACCTGTCTGCTTAGATGTATCATCATAGACTAGGTCTCCTACAGCAAAGTAATGGGTCAGCATAGAGGCTTTGATTTCATATACTTCCCTAGGTGTACCTGCTTCTATGAGTCTCTTATCTAGGAAACTAGCTATTAAGGTGTTTAGTACCTTAGTACCACAGCCATGCTTATTGAAGGGGGATAATACCATATCCCTAGTCGGGTCGTACTCTCCTGCATCAAATAGTTTAGATAGGATATTAATGGCTCCTAGCCCCATTCTATCTGCCCCAATAGGCTTAGTGCTTTTACCAGATACGATTTGAAAGCCTTCACCATCTGATTCTAACCCTTTACCTTGTAGTAAGGCATGGGCTTGTCTAATGATAGGGGAATCTAAGGCTTGACGATAAACGTGAGTTAGTTCTATCACTGGTAACTGTGCCAAGCCATAGTTTAGAATGCTGTCCCCGAAAACGGGGGGTAGCTGGTTTAGGTCACCTAGTAGGATAATCTGAGTGTTAGGCTCTAGAGCCGCAAATAACTCCTTCCATAAGGGTAAGCCTACCATTGAGGCTTCTTCAATGATTAGTGTTTTAATAGGTAAGCGGTTTAGGCTATCTCTCTTAGGGGAGAAGCGCATTCTATCTTCGCCTTGTTCATCTACATAGTACTCTGGAGAGTATTCAAGCAGCTTATGGATAGACATGAAGTTACCTTCTAGCTCGTCTACTAAGTCCTCTGAAAGGGTACGTAGATTACCAACCATATTATTCACTGCTCTATTGGTAAAGGCTACGAAAGCTATAGCAGGTTTAGTCTCCTGTGCGTTAGTATTACCTGCTGGGTCTCTAAAGGTAGCCATAGGCAAGCCTACCTTTTCTGATAAGAGTTCTCTAGCAATAACATTTACGGTTAGAGTCTTACCTGTNCCCGCCGCACCTGTTAGTACGAAACTATCTCCTATGATGGCTTTGTCTACTGCCGCCTGCTGGTTCTCGTTTAATACAATCTCAGGCTGTATAACTGCGGCTACCTTAGCAGTTCTCTTTTCTTCTAGCAGCGTTAATCTAGTGCATATATCGTTATAGTGATTTTTTAGGGCAGAAGTAGCTAGCATTATAAAGGCTCCTCTAGTGAGGTAATGCGTGTGTCTAAACTATCTAATCTAGCTTCCACCCATTTTAACTCTTCTACCTCATGGGTTAAGGCTACTATAGTCTCCTCGGCTTTCTCTAGTTTTGCTTCTAACCGCTGGATAGGGGTTAGCTCTACTGGTGCAGGGGTTACAGGTTCCACAGGTGTAGGGGTAAGGTCTATCTTAGGTGCAGGAGTAGGCTTAACTTCTTTAGCCGCTTTCTCTGCCTTTAGCATTGCTAGTCTTTCTTTTAGGGTTAGTTTAACTGCGCTCATCTTGTACCTTCTTTTGTTTCTAGTTTAAGTAAATAATCTTCAGCTTCTTTTAGTCTTTGTGTCAATATCTCTAGGCTATACGTATCAGGCTCCACCTTGTTTTGTATCTTTTTTATCGCTCTAATCTCAGATTTAATTCTATTTATGTAGTCTTTATTCATTAGACTCACCTTCTTCTGCTTCTTTAGCTACTGCCACCTTTAATCTATCTAGGTAAGCACTCTCGTCGTCTAGTTGCCATTGTAAGTTATCCATAGCAGTATCTAGACTGAGTAACTCTAAGTTTTTCCTGCGGATATCTCGGGCTAGTGCTTCTTTTTTATAAACTAGCCATTGCATATCTTGGTTAAGGTCTTCCACTAATCTAACTTGGTCTAGCATCACTATTCTATTCGTATTCTTTTTCATGACAACTCTCCCTCTAGCTCAGATATGTAGTCTTCTATGTCTTCTATCATGTCTTGCGTCCTACTAAGGGCTTCCATAGAAGCATCTAGATTACGCTCTTGCTTCTTAATAATAATGGCTAGTCTTTTCCTGTCTATATGCAACTCGTCTAGGTTTTGCTTGTAAACATCTAGCATAGCTAGATTTTGGTTTCGCATAGAGTGGTGTTGTGGTAGCATTATGCTTTCTCCTTGTTAGCCTTTAACAGGGCTAATCTTTCTTTCAATGTTAGTTTAGGTGCCGTAGGGGCAGTTGCTAGCGTATCCTTACCCTCAGGTTGGTTAAGTTCAAAGTCAAAATCATCGAAGCCTTCACCTTCCTTAGCTATGATTGCAGGCTCTAATAGGATAGCATAGGCTGCCTGCTCAAATAGGCGGTTTCTAGTTGCTAGTGTTTCGATGTGATTAGAGTAGCTATATGCTTTCGCTAGGATTAGGTTATGAACCTTTTTAGCCCGCTTCTCGCCTAGGTTGCCTTTCTTTAAGGCTTGCTTTAGGTTATCCTTCTGATCGTCGGTGATAATGCTAGACTTGTGGATACTGTTTAGCATAGTATTTCTCTTTCTAGTCATAGCTTCTAGGGGCATGCGGCTGATAGTCTTGCTTACACTATCTTCTATTAGATTATATGCCGCTTCTAGGGGAGATATTTCCTCTTGGTTATTGATATCTTCATCTAAGCTAATGGTTAGAGCTTTACCATTTGGGCTATAAGTAGCTAGGACGGTTTTTTCTATTAGTTCCTTTTCATCCGCTGTGCCCATAGGCACTAGCTTAGTTATGTATGCAACTAGGCAAGGATAAAACTTCTCTTTAGCTAGTTTATCTTGTTCCAAGCCGCAGGCTCGGAATGTGTCTAGCTTAAACTTAGGAGCGTCTGGGCTAAGTTCTCTTAGCTTATCCCAATTTGAGATGATTCGCTGTATATTTTCTAGCAATTGCCTAGCCGTTGCTGTAGTAGCTAGAGCTTTATTTAGTGCATAGACTTCTTTGGCATCATGTAGCTTATCTGATAGTTTTAGGGAGACTAGAGAGTTGATTAGACTACCTGCTAGTAATGCCTTATGGGCAGCTTTTAGGTGCTTAGGATTAAAACTAGCCCATTGCTCCTTTACGGTAGCTATATTAGACAATGGGTGGTGCATGTTATAGGTAAGTTTTAGACTATCGTCTAGGGTAGTGATGATGCCTGTTTTGTTACAAGTAACAATACTCATAGCTCTACTCCTAGCTTATGCCATACTATAGCTTTGAAGCGTTCCATGTGCATTTGTGTAGCTAGGGTAGATAGTTCTACAGGATAGAGCCAGTTACTAGGCGCATCTGTTAGATTAGGATGAAAAACCACGCCGATGCACTCATTGTATGAGTAACCCGCTAGGAAGGTGTCGGTTTCTAGCGTTGAAAACTTACCGTAGGTGGTTAGCTTTAGGTTAGCTATTATCTCTTGTGGCGTAGGCGTAGGGCTTGCTTGTTTAAGTATCATGCTTTAATCTCCTGTTTCATCCTCTAGTCTAAAGCATATAAGGTTATGCGCTAGGCTAGGGTGAAAATCATGGTTTTTATTTTTTGGAAAAAATGAGTGCTTTTCCGTCGGTCATTATCTGCTTTTTTCAACTTTTTGCAATATATTTAAATATTTTTATTTTGCTGTCCCTATCTTTTACCCTTAACCTAGTCTATACCACACTTACTAGAGTATAACATACTACTGATGGCGGCTTCTCCTTCCTTCTCTACACTACTATTACTCCATAGCTCTTCTAATCTATCCGCCTCTTTCTGTTCTTTTAACTGTTGTTTCGCCGTAGCTTTTATATCCGCTATTCTAGCTAGCCGTGCCGCCGCCTCTTCCTCTAGGGTTACATCTATTTCTAGCTTACCTTTCTCTTTCCCTTTTTTATTATTAGACATAGATAATACCATCCTCTGGGCGTAGCCCTTCTATTTCTCCTCGTACTGCTCTACCTGCATAATGTATAACTCCCTTATCTACTCCCTTTGCCCAGTCTATGTGACCATCCCCAGCCTGACTACCTTCACCTATCTGTTTCCTCTTATATACTACGGAGATATTACCCTCAGGGCTACGGTAGATTATCCAATTACCTAGTGCTGTTATTCCTGCTTGCTCTGGTAGCCAAGCTGCTACACTCCTGAACAGGTTATCATCATCTTCTTCTAGTGTATTCATCATATCCTCTAACATTATAAATCCTCTCCTAGTTCTTCCTGCTGTTTCTTATTGCTAGCGTTGAATTGCTTATCTAGTTCACCTGTGATACGGCTAGGTACTCCTTTCCTAGCTATCTTATACCTACCATCTACTAGCCTCATGCCTATAATCTTACCTTGATAATAAGCTACTGCTTCTCCGTTCCTATGGTAAACTACACTTAACCCTTTAGATTGACAATCTATATCCTGCCAGTTTATGCCTTCTATTACTCCTGCTTCTTCTGCTTCTTCTGCTAGGCTATCATACTTCTGGGTATTTAATAGATTAAACAACTGGTCTTCTCTAATAGCTAGTAACCGCTTAATCTTCTCATGGTTGTTTAGATACCTAAACACATTATCTATTACTAGCATATTAGTAGCATTAACCCCATTATCCCTGTTTAGCATATCCTCTAAGTAACTTAGCACTCCTGTGATATAGTCTATAACTCCTTCCATCCCAGTTTGCTCTTCCCTGATAGCTAGACCTTCTAACGCATGTCCTATGTATGCTTTACTTAGTCTAAATACCTTATCCTCTATGCTACCGTCACCCTTGTATCCATAGCCATAGATTTTATTAACGTGCGCTAGCATCATACTCTGTGTACCTCTAGCCGTTATAGGTATCGGTATTCTATTTACCGTATCCTTCCTACTGATACATAGGTCTAGTCTATCTTCCTCGCCGCCCACTATCTCTATTGCTACGGCTTGCCCTTCCTCTTCTATTGATTGCATTGCTAGGCTACCTCACTCGCCGCCTTTCTCTGGTTTTAATGAAACTTTTTTGGAAAAAACGGCACCGACTTTTTTTTAATTCATTCAATAATACCCCTCCCCTCCCCCACCCACCACCCTTTATCCTATTCCCCATCCTCCTACTCTCCTCTTACCCTTATCCTCTCCTATCCTCCCTTCCTTTTCTACTATCCTCGTTTCTCCTACTCTATCCTTATACATAGTTGATATGTCAATTTTTTAGACCTCTTTATAAAGACCTTCAAAATAAAAATATTCGCTATCTAATCTACTTACTTACTATACTTATACTTATACTTATAAGGCTATCTAATCTATATACCTTACTACTATAATCTATCCATAAGAGGTATATACTATAACTATAAGGGGTATAGAGTATATACTATGGGTATATAGTAGGAGAGTTTATCCCCCATGGGGGGAGGAGGTGTAATAGAATGAATTAAAAAAAAATCGGTGACACTTTTCAAAAAAAAATAACCCTCTGGACGGATGAAAATCATTGGGCTGTGATTCTAGCTATTTAATCTAAACTTCTAATCTAAAAAAGGTCTAGTCTAGCCCTCATATCCGCATATTATTATATGCTAATATTATTATATGCTAATATAATAATATGTCCGACTGCCGCTAACCTTTGCATATTAAATAAACGGGCGTGCGCGCGCGTAGCAACTACCATGCCAACCTCAGCGTTTTGCTAGACTAGCCTTTTTATACATCCCTCTAAAAAAATAAATTGCGATAAGCCCTTGCTATCCTCATTCAGGGTGGTATTATCTCGCCCATGCAGTCGCCACAACGTGCGGTGATTGTAAAACTTGAAACAAACAGGGGTCACATCATGACTACACCAGCAACAGCAACAGAAGAAACAAAGGTTAATACAATCAAAACCAAGGCTAAGCAAAAAGACGGTTCATACTTGCACTACGAAGCACCAATCAGTGTGCCAACTACTGCCGACGCTTTCGGCGCATTGTATGCAGGAGCCAACGCAGAATTAAAAGTATTTATTGCACAGTGTGCCGAATTAGGAGTATCTAGCAAAGCACGCAATCACCTAGTGAGTGGTCGCATTACCTCAGCCGATACCATCACTTATGCAAAAGTGCTCGAAGCGCAGGAAGAGGCGGCGGCTAATCGTGCAAATAATGGTGCAGCCTTGGCACTCTATCGTGAGCTACAATCTATGTTGGTGCAATTCGCCACCGCTACTTACAACTTGTCAGCCAAAGGTCAGGCTACTTTTAAGCGATTGGTAAGCGACCCAACAGTCTTGACCGTTGCCAGTGACAAACACCGCGAGCGTGTAGCGTCAATTCTGGACGCTTTCGCCGCAGCATTGACCGAAGATAAACTAGCCGAGTATGCTAACTACCTCGAAAAGTTAGAGGCTGCATGCACTGGGGAAACCGACAGCGAAGATGATTTTTAATTAAATCATCATCTGCTTGCTATAAGATAGGGGCGATACTGCCGCCCCTATTACCTTAAACTTAAACTTAAACTTAAACTTAAACTTAAACTTAAACTTAAACTTAAACAGGAGTATTCATCATGAAAGAAATATATTTATCCCAAATTATCCTAGCTTCCGACCTATTCCAGACGAAGCACGCTACCTTGCACGCATTACTAGACGACAGGCAAATCATTGAAAATATGCTTTGTGCGATTGGCTACGCCTACCTCGAACCCTATCAGGGCAAGGTTGATACAATATATGATATTGTAGATATCCAAAAGAAAGCCTTCAAAGCTACCGCCTGCATATTGGATTTAGACTTAACCTCCTTTGATGATAATAACTATCTCTTACTGCCAAAATATAAAGACATCTCGTTGTCTTACCATGTTGCGACGGTAACCGCAGACGGCGACCGAACAACTGGACAGTGGCTAGGCACAGAAGAATTGATGATCTCAACAAAACAAGACCAGCCGTTTATTATACATGCGCAGCAGCATGCTTTAGACGCAATAGCCCATTTGGTTATTACAACTAAAGATATCGAAAAATGCTTACAAAGCTACCGCAAGCCTAGTGCATCCGACCATCGCTCACAGTTCATTAACATCTTACAAACGCTTAAACCGTACGGTTTACAGATTAAACCCCTAGCCCGAAACGAATGGATGATGATTCCGAGCATAAACGGTACATCCGTTGCTGCCCTAGATTATGAGTTTAAAGCTAGCATCGCATAAACCTAAACCTAAACACTAAACTTAAAACGGAGTATTCATCATGAAAAATATCACAACCCTTGATACATGGCTTTATTCAAAAGGTGACTATTGCTTGCCTAAAATATACCTGCACGACACTTGCCGCGCTGATCGCCTCGCTACGGCACACAGGGTGGAGGCTGAATTGAGCCGACTACCTGAGCGCATTACAACAAGCGTAGAGTTCGATGCGTGGCTTCGTGTAGTTGCTTATCACAATAGATGCGCAATCCTTGATAACCTTTGCGGCGACAATCTGCGTATGCTGGTAGCCCTTGCGCATGATGACCTGCCCAAGTTCCTGAACCGCAAAGCAGATTAATCCCCTGCCCATTGGCTCGCTGGTCTATTGTCTAGGCTAGCGGGCTATGGCTGCGCCTTCATAGATAGTTCGCTGCGCTCACGTTCCATTAGATAAAAGCATAGATAGTTCGCTGCGCTCACGTTTCATTTACATACCCTAATCGCGCTTAACCCAAGGGGTCGGAGCCTTTTTACTACCGGGTTGGCGTGTCTATTAAAGCAGGCTAAAAATTTTTTCTAAAAAATCTCGATAGATTAATCTAGTCTAGAAACTAGAAACTAGGAGGTAATATGAGTCTAAGTCCACAACAAGAACGAGTAGCAGAGTTATTAGCTGCAGGCTGTAGTATTGCCGAAGTTAAAGCAGCTACTGGTTACAGTGATAGTTATATTAGCCAACTAGGAAAATCGACCGATTTTAGAGCTAATCTAGCGGTACTTAAGTCTGCCCGCGTTGAAGGAGAGATAGCACGGCAAGATGCCTATGATGGATTAGAGGCCAGCCTGTTAAATGGTATTAAAGAAAGAGCACCACTAGCTGATATGAGTGAGTTAAGTAGAGCGTTAGACGTAGTAGCGAAGAATAACCCTAGAAGAGGTAAAGGAGTACTAGGAGTTAATGGAGAAGGTGCGGCTGGTGGTGTTAGTGTTACCCTAAATCTTCCCACTCATATGCTACAGCCTCTTAACTTAGTCACTAATAGTAGGAATGAAGTAGTAGAAGTGGACGGTGAGAGCTTATTACCCTTGACACAGAAAGAATTACAAAGTAAACTTAACAGCACAGAGAAGATATAATATGGAGGCTAAAAATGGCACAGGTAACGAAAAACAGAATCAGCAAACTAGCCAAGGGACTCAAGGCACTCGGCAAGTAACCCTTAGTGCACAAGATATACGGGAACGGTGTGCTACAGACTTAGATATGCTGGCAGTTATCCTAATGCCAGATGTAGCTACTACTAGTTTCCCACCCTATTATCACATGCTATGGCAGCTATTCACGTCCTTAGAACTAGGAATAGAGAAGGTATTTAGGTTCGCACTAGGCTTACCCCGTGGGCATGCAAAAACTACCTTTATCAAACTGCTAATATGCTACCTAGTATTATATAATAAGTCCCAGTTTATCCTAATGGTATGTAGCACGGAGCCTCATAGTTACAATATGATGGATGACGTAGATTATATGCTAGCCGCAAGCAATGTTAGGCAGATATGGGGTAACTGGAAAGCAGGATTAGTTAGGGATACCAAGGGATTAAAGCGTGGTAAGTATAACGGCAAAGAGATTGTACTAGCTGCCCTAGGCTCTGGTACGTCAGTTCGTGGTTTGAACATCCTAAACACTAGACCAGATGTAATTATCATGGATGATATACAGACTAAAGAGTGTGCTAAGAGTGAAACAGAGAATAAGGCACTATTAGAATGGATGACAGGTACTCTATTAAAGGCTAGAAATGCTCAGAAGTCTTTAATAGTTTACATTGGCAATATGTATAATGAAGACTGTATCTTAAATCAGTTAAAACTACACGAGCAGTGGCAGAGTTTCATTACAGGGGCTATACTAGAAGGTTGGCGACCTCTATGGCCTGCCTTATTTACAGTTGACCAGCTATTAGCTGAGTTTCAGCACGATAATAAGCTAGGCTTAGGAGATGTATGGTTTAGTGAGGTGATGAATATCCCTACAGGAGGTAGGTTAAGCCTCTTACCAGACGGTAAGATACCTGATACGCCTGTATTAGATATAGAAGAGCCTATAGGGGGATTTATTACAGTAGACCCAGCAGGATACAGAAAGGATAGTGATGATACAGCTATTACGGTACATTTAATATACCCGCCTATGCACTACCAAGTACGAGAAATTATAGCTGGGGTAATGAATCCTGGAGAATGTATAGATGAGGTATTCAGGCTAGCAGAAAAGTACAAAATAAGGCATATCTGTGTAGAAAGTGTAGCCTATCAGCAGTCTTTAATATGGCATATACAAGAAGCGGCTAGACTAAAAGATTATGATGAGAATGATATTATCGTACTAGAGCTAAAAACGGGCAGAAGGAATAAGACGGCTAGAATCAGGGCTTGGATTAAATCATTACTAGAAGGTAGTTATAGCCTGCATAAAGACGTAAGAGCTACGGTTCTGTATCAAGCCTTAGGCTTTAAGGTGGAAAGAACCGATAATAAGGACGATATTTTAGATGTTTGTGCCTACGGTAACGACGTCAGAAGAGACTATGCTACGGATATTCTATCGGCTTGGCAAATCCCTGATGTATCGGTAAAAGATTTAACCCCTAAAGCTAAGGTAAGAGACAATAATAGCTTTTTGGACTAGGACTAGGAGAAGATTAAATGGCAGCTAAACCACAAAAACCTGAGGGAAATGCGCTAAGACTAAGCGAATCAGCTAAGAAAAGCCTAGTCACTTATGCTAATTCCATCTTAGAGGCTAAGCGTAGGTTCACCCAGTTAACGGATAAATTAACGGCAGTAGATGTAGCCTATGCTTGTTACAAAGCGACTCAAATAAAAGATGCTCAGCCCATTGACGGGGTAGACTTACTTAAAAAGCTACCTATTAAGGATGTACAGATTCCTATCATTGCTAGCCAAGTAGATTCCATTGTAGCCCACCTAGCAGATGTATACCTATCAGGGTATCCCATGTTTCCTGTAGTCGCCTCTGCTAAGAACAAGGAATTAAGTGAGAAGTTTGAGGCTATTGTAGACAATCATGCGGTAAAAGGTAGGTATGATAGAGAGCTACAACTATCCTTTAGAGATGCGGCGAAATATAATCTATGTGCCATTGAAGCTAGATGGGGTGCTATGTCTGAGTTTAGCCCCGTGTTTGCAGATAGCTTCGATGATAGCGAATTAGCTAAGCCTCAACATATTACGGCTGTGAAACGCATTAGTCCATATAACCTAATCTGGGACTATCGAGTAGAACCTAGTCGCGTAGCTGATGACGGAGAATACGCAGGTTATGTAGAATTACTAAGTCGTATTGCTCTAAAAAGGTTATTGAATAAATACAGTGCAGATGGTATAGGCTTAAATGTAAAAGAGGCTATTAAGAATAATAATGGAGTTAGTGCAACTACCGCTACTCCTATCACCTACGTAGACCCACCACAAGTAAGTCCTTACATTAACTCTACCGCCTATCAGAATGGGGGCACATGGCTAGAATGGCTAGAAGGACAGCAGGCTGCTACAGGGGTATACCCCGGCTACAGTAATATGTATGAAGTAGCTACAATTTATGCTAGAATTATTCCATCGGAACATGGTATTGTAGCCCCTAAGCCTAATACCCCACAAATCTGGCGGTTACAGATAATCAATGAGCAGGTTCTAATCTTTGCTCAGCCAGAACAAACCCCTCACGATAGACTGCCTATTTTACTAGGACAAGCTATTGAGGATGGTTTAAGTTATCAGACTAGAAGTATTGGTGAAGCCCAGATGCCCTTCCAGCAGGCAGGCAGTGACCTATATAATGTTAGAATTAGTGGAGCTAAACGAGCTATTAACGATAGAGGGGTATATGACTCTAGCTTAATAGATGAGATGGACATTAACGCTACGGTTCCTGCTGCTAAAATCCCAGTACGTAATCTAAAAATGGGCAAGACACTAAAAGATGCCTATATGCCTATCCCCTTCCAAGATGGCTCTACTACAGGAGCTATGCAAGATTTACAGCAAACTATGCAGCTGTCTAATATGCTTTTCGGTATTAACCCCTTTAAGCAAGGACAGACTGTCAAAGGAAATAGAACTCTAGGAGAGTTCCAGACTATTGATAGTAGCAGTGACAGTAGGTCTCGCCTAGTAGCTTTAATGATGGAAATGCACATCTTCCTACCTCTAAAAGATATTATTAAGCTTAACATTATCAATAATAAGGAAAGCATCACAGCCCTAAACTTTAATACAGGTGACTTACATACCATTAAGCCTGCTGATTTTATAGACGCCGTCCTAGAGTTTAAGATTGCAGACGGTGAAACGCCTAAGAGTAAGCTAGCTAATACTCAACAACTACAGGTAGCGTTCCAGTCTTTGCAGCAAATGCCCGCCCTATCCGCTGGCTACAATATGCCTGATATGTTTGCTCACCTGATGAGCCTAATAGGAGTTAAGAACCTACAGCAATACCAGTATGACCCACAAGATAAGCAGGCTATTATGGCAGCGGCTATGCCATTCCTAGGCGAAATGCTGCAGCAAGCACAAGCCCAGCAAGGGCAGCAGGGGCAACAAGGTGGAGGCGCGCCAAAGCAGGTAGGCTAGCAATTTCCGCCGCCCTCCGTACACGGTCATTGGCAATGGAGCCTCGCTATGCTCCGCCTGCCCCTGCGACTGCACACTAGATAAGACTAGTCCACGGGGTCAGCTTAGCTGAGTGTCAGTTAGAAAATGCGCTAGCATTTTATGGGCTGATGCGACCCCTTGACGGGCTTATATAGTGTGCGAGCATAAGGGGTAGCAGGGGCAATAAGAGGCGTAATGGTATTAACAATAATAAGGAGTATATAATGCAGATTAATGAACACGTAGCGGCTATCCCTTGGGTATTTACTCAGGAAGAAGCTGAAGTTATTAAAGGTATGCTACAGCAGCCTATGGTAGTAGCTTATTTACAATCCTTAAAGCATATGGCTTTAACTGATAAGATTCTTGACCCTGTGCATACTAATAAGGAAGATATAGTAGCTTCTAATGCTTATATAGCTGGGCAAGATTACCTATTAGATGCTCTGTTATCCACAGACCTCTATGTACCACAATCTAAAGGAGAGTAAGATATGTTTAGTAAAATGTTCAAAGGCTCAGAACAAGCACAACCGGAAGCTTCTCAAGCCAAAGACCAGATTAAACCCAATGGTATGAATCCTAGTGACCCTGCGGCTAGTGGAGTAGCTGACCCAAATAATCCAGATGCTGCTAAATCCCCTACTAATCCTCTTGACGCTTTCAAGGATCTCTATAAAGTAGACGAAAATAAGGCAGGAGAGGAACAAGCTAGTCCTCATTTACAGATGACTAACGAAGTCTTAGATAAGATTACTCCTAACATTAACTTTTTAGAAGGCTTATCTCCTGAAGTACAGCAAGGACTTAGTACAGGTGACCCTAAGAGCATTATTGCTGCTATGCAACAAGTAGCGGCTAATGGGTATAAAACAGCTATGCAACATAATGCTACTGTTATGAACCAACACCTAGACCAACGCTTTGAAAACTACAAACCTACTATTGCAGATAGTGTAGACGCTAAACTAACCTCGCAAGAAGTAGGTAAACTCCCTAACGCAGATCATCCTGTAATTCGTGCAGAACTAGATCGCGTATCTAAACAACTACGACAAAAGTTTCCTAGTGCAGATAACACTTGGATTGCTAAACAAGCTAACAGCTACCTCACAGACTTAGGCAGTCAACTGTCTGGAACTGCTAATGCTCCTCAGCAACAAGAACTACCAGATACGGTAGACTTTGCAGAGCTGTTAAAGCAAGACAATTAATCTAATCTAAGGAGATTACTATGCCACCAGTCACAGGTGTCTTTAATGCTAGCTTTAACCCTGCTCAGCTTAATACTCGAAGTTTCAATCAGGCTATTCTACGCCTATTCCCTAATGGTACTGCCCCTCTATTTGCTTTAACAGCGCAAACTAAGAAAGGTCGAGCCGTTTCTGCTACCCACGGGTACTTTACTAAAACCTTTACTTTTCCTGTAGCTAATATGTCTGTAGCCGCAGCTGCTGCAGCCACCACGCTAACCGTAGTAAGCACTACTGGGCTAGTCCCGGGAATGCTCTTTCAAGTACCAGTTACTCGTGAGATTATTCAAGTACTTACGGTAGCTTCTGCTACCACTATTACAGTAGCTCGTGGTTATGGGCGTATTGCTGCAGGTGCCATCGGTGTAGCCGATATCTTGTCAGGCGTAGGTAATGCACACGCAGAAGGTTCTAATCGTCCTACAGCTCGTGCTATTACTTCTACCTACGTACCTAACTACACACAGATCTTTCGTAATGCCTGGGCAGTTACTGACACTGCTCGTGCTAGTCTAACGGAAGCAGGCTATGGTAACGTAGCAGAATCTCGTAAAGACTGTATGCTAATGCATGCTGCCGATATGGAATCTGCTATGTTCTTTGGTCAGCCTTTGGCGCCTGTAGTAGGTACTTCTGGTCAGCTAGAACATACTACTCAAGGTGTAATTGATTCTGTATACCAGTATGCTCCTACCAACATTAAGATTGCGGCAGCAACTACTAACTATACACAATTAGTAACTATGCTAGAGTCTATGTTTAAGTATAGCTCTGACATGGGTAACACTAAGGAACGTGTAGCGTTCGTAGATGCTCAAGCCTTACGCGTACTCAATAACATTGGTCGTCTGAATGGTGTCGTAGAGATTATGTCATCTGAGACTACTTTTGGTCTATCCTTTACTACTATTAAGTTCTACAAAGGTACTATTCGTTTAATCGAACATCCTATGTTTAACGATTCTCCTGCTTTGGCAGGGTCTATGGTAGTTGTAGACTTGCCTGCTATTCGTTTGGCTTACATGGAAGGTCGTGATGCTAAGAACGAAGAGTATGGTATTGGAGGTAAAGCAGTACTGCAAGGACAAGATAGTCTTGGTGGTAGCCTTACCAGTGAGTTTGCTTGTGAAGTTATTAACCCTGCATCCTGTGGTGTCATTACAGGCTTGACTGCAGGCGTAGCAGGCTAATCAAATTAGGGCAAAGAGTTGACCCCCTCTTTGCCCTTTTTTATTCAATTAAAGGAGATTAAAATATGAGTACCGAATCTAAACCATCTATTGCTTCTCGCTTAGCTGCAGCTAATCCTGCAGCCGCAACAGTGACTAATACACCTGAAGAAGCGATTGTAGAAGCACAGGCTACTGCAGAAGTAGCTATCGTTGGAGTAGACACTGCTCCTGCACCTGCCCAACTTAAGCCTAGTAAAGGTGAAGTATTGTTTGAATCTAAGCATGAAGGCGTGCTAGTAACTACTAGCTTAGATAATGGCAAAGAAGTTACACTTCCTTACCTTACTTCAGTAGATAGTGAGATTACTTGGCTGCGAGAGTTTGCAGAGCATACTCAGCTAGTAACAGAAGTAGCAGGATAATATAATGGCTTTAGGGGATGTAGTAAATACAGTTATAGATATAACGGCTAGGATGGATAAAGAAGCTTATATTAGAGCTACCGTAAACTCTATTATTAGGTCTATTGCATCCCTTAGAGACTTCCCTGAGACTTTAGTGGAAGCCCCTGTGACTGTTTCAGGTACAGCGACTGCTTATATCATACCTTTAGCAGCAGACTTCAGAAAAGTAGCATATCTTCGCCCTTCTAATGTATTCGCTTTTCTAACCGAGATAACTCCTAAAAGGGCTATGCTAAATGGACGGGAAGTAGTTAATTGCTTTTATAGAAGTGGTAATAATTTAGTAGTACGCATTCAAGTGGCCCATATGACTACTATCCTAGCATATGGATATTATGCTCATCCCGCTGCCCTAGTAGGTGATGGGGAAACTAATTGGGTATTAGACAATTATCAAGATGTAATAATTGACTTGTTATCGGCTAAGGTGTTAAGGGTAACAGGTGATGAGAGTGGGGCTAATGCCTTAGAAAAGGGTGTAGCTCTTAGAGTACAAGAAATTATAGCAGATAGTGCTATCAGTAATGGAGTAATAGGAGCATCTAATGGCGCAGGCTAATGATAATGTAACAGGGCAGTTAATGCAGGCTTTTAAGCTTCCAGTTAATGGAGCTACTGAGCTAATCGCTAGTGCTACAGGAGTAGTAGTTAGTAGTACCCCTTCACTAGAAGGTCAGTTTAAGGAGTTTGTATCAGACTTAGATTGCTTTATTGCTTTAGGTCTGGGAACTGCCACTATCCCGACTACTGGCGTAGCAGGAGTAGCAGGAGCCTTGCCTTTAATGGCTGGAGTAGCTAAGGTATATTATGTACCTAAGGGCGGAGTAGTTAGTGCTATTGGCTTAACAGGCTTTAAGCTACACGTGACTAATTTATAATGTTAACGCATATAGGCTACTTAGGGTATATAGGTTATTTAAACCCTACATTACCAAAGCAAGTGACTCCTGTAGTACCTCCTGTTCCTACAAATCCTTTAGTATTTGCAGCCTCTTTACTAACCTTGAAGGATACAGTAGGTAATGTACCTGCCCCTACTATTGTACGTAATAGTACAGGTACTTATAAGGATTATGGAGATGCTTCTGGTTGCCTTATTCAAGTAGCTGGAATAGATCAGCCTCGTATTGATGGTATTCAGCAAGTTACTAACCTATTTGGAGACTCTGAAGACTTAACCCAGCCTTCTTGGATTGCCACTACAGGAGCTACAAAGGTAAATGCTAACACCATATCCTTTGGAGTAGCTCCTGCAAGAACTTACGTATATAAACCTATTACATTAGATCCCGGTACTTATATGCTAGCCATGGATGTTACCTACGTGTCAGGCGTAGCTCAGTTTCATCTAGCTAACTGGTCAGCTTCTGATGGTTATGTAGAAGTGCCTTACACAGCTACCACTACTCCTACTAGGGTTACTCTTACCTTTACGGTAACAGCTACTGGAACACATACTCCTAGAATAAACCAAACAGTGCCAACTGCAGTGTCGACGTTCTTAGTAGAAAGACTTCAGCTTACAAATATCACTAATAATACAGTAGGATATGCTCCTAATTATGTATCTAGTTTAGGTGCTACAAGTACTACGCAGCTTTTTGATACGACTACTTATAATAAGTTGACAAGCGGGGTGATAGCCGAAATAGCAGGTGCTCCCTTACATCCTAAAATAACCCTTGATGGGGCTGACTATTATGTAACCCACCCTAATTGGGTAGCAGCAAAGGCTACGGCTGCTGGTGATACTATGAACTTAGGAGGATTTTGGCATACGGCTACTATTGCAGGGGTAACAGGTGCACAACGCCCTGCTTTATCCTACACTAATGGAGGACTGTTTACAGATGGTACGGTTACATGGCGGAATGATGGCATATATACGTCTATAGGACTATTAATAGAGCCTGCGGCTACTAGCTTACGAACTACTACTCTTAGATGGTGGCGTAAGCCCGCTACATGGTCTTATCCTTATAGAGGGAATACAACATTGCCTATCCAACAGACTAATGGAACAAGAGGCATTGATGGTAAGGTTAATGCTGATTTAATCCTTAGGTCTCCGGGGGCTAGTTCGTATAATGGTTATATGCCTCTAGATACTAGAGGGGTATGCTTTTCTTATTTTGTTCGTAAGAATAGTGCTGCCAATATTATATGCTTTGAATTTATTTTACAGCCTACTTTCCTTGCCCCTCCATATTCTACAGCTCAATATAGGCTGCAATTTGATACTAGTAATGGAGCAATCTATTTAGAGCCTACTCAATTTTCAGCAGGGATTAGCTATGCAGTAGACTTAGATACGTATCCAAATCATTATAGAGTATCTGTAACCTTACTCAATGATAGGGTATATAGTACTATATCGGATGGAGTAATTCCTGCTTATACTAACGTTTTAGGAGGTGCTCAGATTACGGGGTTAACTGGTACAGTGATTATAGATTGGCCTAGTATATCCTTGACGGATAATCCCTTAGAGAATCCCTTAGATACCTTGACTAATAGAGCTGATGAGATGTCTAATATTAAATGGCCTAGTGGTTTCTTCCCTTATGCTAAGGGTACTATGCACCTTACTTGGATTCCCTTATTTAACAGTGCTAAGTCACCAGCAGCAGGAGCCCTATTAGTAGGGTTACAGAATGCTTTAACCGATTTGCTATATCAAGGAACAGGAACAACTACTGATATCAGTAGTTCTAATGGAGTCTCTACTACTACAGCGACTATGCCCGCATGGAATAGAGATGAGACTATTGACCTTGTATTAGATTGGGATAGTGGGTTATCTACTATGTCTTTGCATTATCGTAATAAGTCTAAAGGGGATGCTTGGACGCATTTACCTCCTGTTGCGTATGCTAGTAATTTCGTATCTACTGGCTTCTTACAGTTACTTAAAGCAGGAAGTACCAATGGGTCTAAGTTTAGAAACTTACCTAGAATATATAATACTACCTTTACTAACTTAGCACTGGAGGCTAAATTCATATGAGTCTTGATTTATTAGTACTTACCCCTGAGGCATTTGATCCTACACAACCTCTTGAAAATAACATGAAAGATGTATTAGAGGACTTAAAGGCTAATTGGCAGAAAGTAGGTTCTCATGCAGGTACAAGCCTATGGTGCGTGTCATCTGCTTTAGTACAACTAGCCGAGGTGCATAATGACATCAGTATATTCCATTTACCCTTGACTATTATAGCCGTACAAAATGCGGTTAGAACTCCTAAAGTAACGGCTACGGGTATACCTGTGTTAGGTGAAAAAGGAGTACCTCTAACTGAGCTAGTAGTAGAATTGACTACTACAGAAAGTGAATTATTACCCTATATGCCAGCAGAGCTTAAAATAGATACAAAAACGGGTAAAGTGTTAGGAGAGAAGCCTGCTACTAAGGTAGTATTACCTATTTTAGGCGGGCATGAAGCGTGGCTCGGTAATAGTGTTTTATAGGAAGGGGTAAAGGTAATGCCAGAAGGTACTAATGGAGAGGTTAAGCAGTTAATTAGTATGGTACAAAGCCATCATGGTAAACTGCATGAGATAGAGAAAACGCTAGGGCAGACGCCTGACCCTAAAACGCTAAGGCACATTGAGCATGTAGTAGCTGAACTACCAAGCACAGACGACCTAAAGGATTGTGTGAGAGATAGAAGCGAGCGCACTGCTTTGTATAAGAGAGTCACTTGGGGTATTTTAGCTACAGTATTTGGTACAATAGCTTTAGCTACCATGTCTATGGTTTGGCAAGGGATAGGTAAGGCTCTGCATGAGGTGTCAAAATGATGATGGATCTAATAGACTCTGGAAGGGTTATGCTATTTGGAGGCTTTCTACTAGCTACTATATGCTTTTTTAAGTT